CAATCCACGATTTCGTTCATTCAAAGAATCCTAAGTTTGCTGGTAAGTCAAAAGAGAAGCGTAAGCAAATGGCTCTCGCTGCTTATTATGCAAAGCAGAACGAAGAAACAATTCTCGAGTATGAAGCTGTTGAGCCATTGTTAGGTTCAGCTGATATTGCTAAAAACAAAACAGATGATACTCAGGACGAAATCGATATGGTCCGCACAGAGTTGAAAGCAATTGCTAATAAAGTTATGCACTTGCTTGCTAATATGCCCGCTGATCATCACATTGAGCCATGGGTTCAATCTAAAATTGCAGCAGCAAAAGAAATGATTGGTTCTGTTCATGACTATATGATGTATAGCGAGCCACGAGAAAACGAACAAATGGACACACCAATGACATTCCCTAATATGGCGAATGACAACGCAGCAGGGATTAACGTATAATGGCTTACACATCTCCAAACGCAGGTGCATTTTTACCAGCTGGTAACACTGTTACTTTTTTAGCTAACACAGCGGCTCCAACTGCCGTTCAAGCAACATACACACAATCACCAAATACTGGTTATAATTCTTATTGCCAGTATCGTATTTTTAACTCTGGCTCGAATTTAATTTTCTTAGGCTTTGGTTCAACAGCTACTATTGCTAACAACAACGCTCTTGTTGTTTCAACTACAGCAAATTCTGTTCCTGTTTTACCTGGATCATTAGAAATTATTTCTGCTCCAACAAATACATATTTTACTGCGATTACATCATCTGGTACGTCGCAAATTTATATAACACCTGGATTCGGAGTGTAATATGACGCTTAAAGCAACCATTCAAACAGGTTCAAGTGTAACAGTTGGTGGTGCTGGTAGCCCAACGATTGCATATGGTACTGGCGCACCAAGCGGTACAAAGGTTACGGGCGCTGCTTCTTCTGCAACAGGAACGCCAGTAACTGGTTCTCAATACATTCGCACTGACGGAACAGCTGGCGCTAGAATCTATTGGTATTACGGCTCTTGGGTAGCTCAGTCAACCCCATAAGGATAAAAAAATGAAACTTATTACCGAACTCTTTGAAAATATGGAATATATTACGGAAGCCAAAGAAAATGGTGAGAAGGAACATTATATCCATGGTATCTTCCTTCAGGCTAATCGTAAAAACCGCAATGGTCGTATCTATCCATTACACATTATGGAAAACGAAGTTAATCGCTATATGAAAGACGTTGTTAAAAACAATCGCGCTTATGGCGAGCTCGGTCACCCACAAGGTCCAGCTATCAATCTCGATCGTGTTTCACATATCATTACTGAGTTGCGTCGTGATGGCGACAACTTTATCGGTAAAGCAAAACTTACAGATACTCCAATGGGTAACATCGCTAAGGGTTTGTTGAAGTCTGGCGCTAACCTTGGCGTTTCATCTCGTGGTATGGGTTCATTGAAACCAACCAAAGACGGCATTATGGAAGTTCAAGACGACTTCCATTTGGCTACAGCTGCTGATATTGTGGCTGATCCTTCGGCTCCAGATGCTTTTGTTAAAGGTATTATGGAAGGCGTTGAATGGGTTTACGACGCTGTTAAAGATACATGGCGTGAAGAGAAACTCGATAACATGAAGAAAGCGATGCATAAAATGACTATGGATCAGCTTGAAGAGAACAAGTTTGCTATCTATGAGAACTTCTTAAGCTCTCTAGCATTAAATTCGAAGAAATATAAATAATTCTAAATTCCACTACGGGAGAACAAAATGACAGATCAAGTAGAAAACAAAGAAGTAGATGTGGCAGAGGAAACTCTCGCAGCTTCTTCTCTTCATCCTGCAGCTCGTCCAGCTGGCGCTGACCCAAAGTCAAAGATTGAGTATATCACTCACGCTATTGGCGCAATGCATGCTATGAAAAAGGACGACCTTACAAAGTGGTTCCATCAAGCTATGGATCTCATCGGTAAGGAAGCTTCTCATCTTCCAGCTGGCGCTAACGAAAAGGGCAATGAAGCTTCAATTCGTATGAAGCCATCTTATGCAGCTGGCAAGAAAGGCGCTTCTGTTAACATGCCAATGCCAAAATTGTCTGTTAAAGAAGACGTTGAAGAAATGTTTGCTGGTTCTGATCTGTCTGAAGAATTCAAAGACAAAGCTTCAACATTGTTTGAGGCAGCTGTTCAAGCCCGTATCATCACTGAGTCAGCTCGTCTTGAAGAAGAATTTGAAGCAAAGCTCACAGAAGCTGTTGCCGAAATCAACGAAGAACTCGCATCAAAGGTTGATGCATATCTCGATTATGTTGTTGAGAATTGGATGGAAGAGAATGCCGTCGCTATTGAATCAACACTACGTAACGAAGTTATGGAAGAGTTTATGGAAGGTCTTAAAGGTCTGTTCGCAGAGCACTATATTGACGTTCCACAAGAAAAGGTTGACGTGATCGAGTCACTTGCTACTAAAGTTGAAGAACTTGAAGCAGCTCTTGACGAACAAATCACAGAGTCAGCTACTCTTAAGTCAGCTATTGTTGAAGTAGAAAAGAAAGAAGTATTTGAGTCTTTCCTTTCGGATCTTGCTCTCACACAGCAAGAAAAATTCAAAGCACTCGCCGAAGGCGTGGACTTTGATGGCGATTTAGAAGTTTACTCAAAGAAACTTGCTGTAATCAAAGAAAACTATTTTACAACAGAAAAGAAAGCTCCAGTTGAAACAAACATCACTGAAGAAACTTTTGAAGTTGAGCCATCAACAACTGTTGTAAGTAATGATCCATTAGTGAATCGTTACGCAGCTGCTATTACAAGATCGTTGAAAAAGTAATTGTAATAAATAATTAACAATACCCAGTATAGAAAGGGAGACAAAAATGTATCTAGCTGAGGAAATCCAAAAGAAATGGGCACCGATTCTCGATCATGAGGCACTCGGTTCCATTAAAGACGCGACTCGTCGCTCAACAACTGCAGTAGTTCTCGAGAACACAGAACGTGCTCTCCGCGAATCAGCTGCTCATGGTTCATATCAAACTCTGACAGAAACAGGTTTGGAGCCAATGGCACTTAACGCTATGGGTGGTTCTTCATCCACAGCTGGCGCTGGCGGTATCGACACATTCGATCCCGTGTTGATCTCACTCGTTCGTCGTGCAATGCCTAACCTCATTGCTTATGACATCTGCGGCGTGCAGCCAATGACAGGTCCTACAGGCTTGATCTTCGCAATGCGCAGCAAGTACAACAACCAAGGTAACGGCACTTCAAATACATCTTTCGGTGGCAACAACACCAACGAAACATTCTATAACGAAGTGAACACAGCTTTCTCAACAATCGCTGCTAACGTTACAACAAACTCAGTTGGTATCGGTCAGACAAACAACTCTGTGACTGCTACATTCACTGGCACAATTCCTGGTGCTACAAATACTTCACCTTTGACAGCTGTTACACAGTATGACACTGGTACAGGTATGTCAACAGCTACAGCCGAAGCTTTGGGTGCTACCTATTATGCTAACGGCGCTGCTGGTCCTGGCGACTTCGCTCAGATGGCTTTCTCAATCGAGAAGGTTACAGTGACTGCTAAGACACGTGCTCTCAAGGCAGAATACACAATGGAATTGGCACAAGACTTGAAGGCAATTCATGGTCTTGACGCTGAGACAGAATTGGCTAACATCTTGTCAGCTGAAATTCTCGCCGAAATCAACCGCGAAGTTGTTCGTACAATCAACATCACTGCCGTTCCTGGCGCACAAGACAACGTCACAACTGCTGGCGTGTTCGATCTTGACACTGATTCCAATGGTCGTTGGTCAGTTGAAAAGTTCAAAGGTCTTATGTTCCAGCTCGAGCGCGAAGCGAACCAAATCGCTAAGCAAACCCGTAGAGGGAAAGGCAATATTCTGATCTGCTCTTCAGATGTTGCATCCGCTCTTCAAATGGCTGGCGTTCTCGACTATACACCTGCTCTCAACAGCAACAACTTGCAAGTTGACGATACAGGCAACACCTTCGCTGGTGTGTTGAATGGTCGCCTCCGTGTTTACATCGACCCATATGCAGTCGGTGGTAACTACCTCACAGTTGGCTACAAAGGCTCTTCTGCTTTTGACGCTGGCTTGTTCTACTGCCCATACGTTCCTCTCCAGATGGTTCGTGCAGTCGACCAACAGTCCTTCCAGCCAAAAATCGGCTTTAAGACTCGTTACGGTATGGTTGCTAACCCATTTGCTGAAGGCACAAACACTGGCTATGGCGAGTTGGTATTGAACACCAACAAGTACTATCGTCGTGTTATCGTCAATAACTTGATGTGATCTTATAAGATCCGAGATAATCGGACTCGACTTAATGGGGGGCTTCGGCTCCCCATTTTTTATGCTTGACTTTCCTACAACATAGCAGTATAATCAGTTATGTCGGCATGATAATAAATAGTAGTAACAATGGAGAAACAAATGACTGCTATTGACGACACTCCGATTAATCGTAACTTTCTGAGTCCATTAAACTTTCAGTTCTCAATTAAGAGAGCTCCCAATGTTAACTTCTTTTTACAAAGGGTTAACATCCCTTCATTACGTTTGCCAGCTGTAGAAATTCCAACTCAGTTTGTTCCTATTCCTACTCAGGTTACTCACATTGAATACGGGGAGTTTTCTATCACATTTAAGGTTGATGAAGGCTTTCAGAACTATCTAGAAATTCACAACTGGATGAG